TACGAATATTGGAAAGAAAAAGTTATGCAAGGCACATGCAGGGGATATTGAGTTGCCACCGATCACAAAGATGGCTTGGGGAGATGGAGGTATTGATGAAGGCGGAGTCCCAAAAGAAACTACCGGTCAGGAAACGGCATTGTATAATCAGTTACTGGAAAAGGACATTGAATACCATGAGTATCATGATGAAGGAGAAACAAGCTGTCGATATGTCGGCAAAATTGAAAAAAACGAGCTTATAGGAGAGAACATATCGGAGATCGGATTGGTTGATGCAGACGGGGATCTGGTAGCATATAAGACCTTCTTGGCAAAAGGCAAGGATGAGGACATTCCTATGACGTTTAATATGGATGAAGTTTTTTAGGAGGTGGTAAACGATGGCAAATTGTGTAATTGGAAACCCTCCAGTCTGGACGGATGAAATCCCCAAGTGGGATAGAAATACGGTTGCGGATGGAAATGATATGGGTGATCTTATAGAACATCTGGTGAATAATGAGGCGTATTTAAAGAGACGGGTGGATGGATTCTATCAGGTTACTTTGACAGCTGCCGGGTGGACAGGAGATGCGGCCCCCTATGTTCAGACAGTATCAGTGGAAGGGATTCTGGATGAAGATAATCCTTCTTTGGTGTCTACTTTGGCGGATGGGGCTTCTCTGGAGAACCAGAAGGCATATAATAAGGCATTTGGTATTGTAGCTTCCGGAACAGGCCAGACCGGAGATGGAACAGTGACATTCAAAGTCTACAAAAAACCGGCTACAGATATTGTAGTTGGGCTTAAATTATAAGGAGGAGCTGAACATATGGGGAATATACTGATGACAGGTTCGGGCGGAGGCGGAGCCGGGAGCGATGATTGTACAGGAACAGCCGCAGAACTGCTGAAAGGTTACACTGGCATACTGAAAGGATCGGATGATGAACCGGTCCCTGGAACATTGGAACTGACAGGGAACGCCCAGGCAGGTCATGTATTGAATGGGGAAACATTTTATACCAACAATGCCAAAAGCAAACAGACCGGTACCATGCCAAACCGTGGCGATTACAACGACTGGGGCAACAGCAAAGGTAATGATGCAGGCAATCAGCGGATGTGGGTCAAGGTGCCTCAGGGATACTATAACGAGAACGCCAATGTGTTCCTGTCATGGGCCGATATCCGTAATATGGCAGGGATTACGCCGGAGAAGATCAAAAAGAATGAGTCGATAATGGGTATTATCGGAAGTTTTGAAGGGTGGGTACCAACGCCTCAGGATCTATATTATAACGGTGTAAATGTTGGGGGATTGCAAATCAACTTGTTTGCGCAAGAGAATACCAGACTACTTATGAAAGGCGACTACTCAACATGGAACCATAGAGCTATTGTTTTCCCAAACACGATTGATGTACGAAGTTATAGTAAGTTGATTTTTGAAGGACAATTTCTTAGATATTGGAAAAATGATCCTGATAATGGCATCCCTCCGTCATGGATCAGTCTTTGTCGATATAAGACGTATAATAGTGATGAGGAGATTGCAAAAGTTAAGTGGGATGGAGGATATGGAGCCTCTATTGGAAATTTTCAACTTGACATTTCACAACTCACTACTTTTGAAGCCAATAAATATTATATCAGTATTGGTTATATTGCCAAGGGGACATATATTACCCGCATTAGATTGGAATAAATTAAGCTATATAAATACGAGTAATAGAACCTCTCCAACCATTGGCAGCGTATGGAAACGAGATTTGCGGTGTAAATGTTACATTTCTATTTATAGAAAATGAAAAACCATTAGCTATAGATACATCCCCCCAGTTTT